AGTAGTAGTTGTAGGAAACGATTGTGTTCCTTCAGACATGCACCAAGATGGTGAAACATGGTGTATTAATTTTTTCAATGGTGGTATTTGGAAACAAACTTCTTACAATAATAATTTTAGAAAACAATATGCAGGAATTGGAATGATTTATGATCCTGTAAAAGATAAATTTTTAGCACAACAACCTTATGCTTCATGGTCACTTGATGCAAGTGATGATTGGAAAGCACCTATAACTTATCCAACAGTTACAGACGATGGTGCAGATCCTATCGTATGGATTTACAGAATTTCTTGGGACGAAACAAAATATCAGTCTGACAACACTAAAGGTTGGCAAGCAACTAAATCAAACGACGAATCGGAAACACCAACAGTCTACGACTGGAATGGCACAGCTTGGGTGTCCGAATAGGAGACTCATATGCCAAGAAATAAATCTGGCTCAGCAAACGGTGGTGTAATTGGAAAAACGAATAAGACTTCGTTTGGAAAAGATGTAATTACAACTACAACATCTTCAGGAGATATTACATTACAATCAGGAACTAGAATAATTAACACAGCCATTATTTCAGGTGGCGGTGGAGGTGGTGCTAACGGTGGTGGCGGTGGCGGTGGTGGTTTATTAATAAAAGAATTTAATGCACAAGGAACAATTCCCGCTGTAATAGGTGGCGGTGGTGGTGGAAGTAGTTGTGGTAATACATATGGTACACAAGGAGGAGCAAGTAGTATTGTAGCGTGTGGATCTACACATGCTAGCGTAGGTGGTGGCGGAGGTCAAAGTCAAAATTTGGGTAATAGTCCCACTGGATTAGACGACGGAGGATCTGGTGGTGGCGGTGGATATAAAGAAGGTCCAGGACCAAAAGGTTGTGGAACTTGTGGTCAAGGAAATGCTGGAGGAACTGGTATGGGTAATAGCCCACCATACTCTTCTGGTGGTGGAGGTGGCGCAGGTGGAGCAGGATCTGACGGAGGACCACCCGGTGGTGGAAATGGTGGAAATGGTTCTGATATAAGTCCAACTTTTCCAGGAACACCAAACTCTGGTGTTTATGCAGGTGGTGGCGGTGGTGGAACAAGAAGTCCAGGATCAGCCTCATCAGGAGGACCAGGAGGTGGTGGAGCTGGAACAGCTAGTCCAAGTCCAGGTGCATCAGGAACAGCAGGAACTACTAATACTGGTGGTGGTGGCGGTGGAGGTGGTTTTAGACCTTCTCCTTCAGCTAGTCTTTCTGGTGGAAATGGTGGACCAGGAATAGTTATTACAAAAGAATTAAACAAAGCAAGTGGTGTGTGGTCAATGCAAAGTGTATTTAGCGCAAGGAATCAAGGAACATGGCCTGATGGATCAGTTTGTTCAGCATTAGATGTAGATTGGTTAGTGGTAGCTGGTGGTGGTAAAGGTAGAGGTGGTGGAGGTGGAGCTGGAGGATATAGAACATCTTTTCCAGGAGGCACCAAAGCAGAGCTTAGAACAGCTCAAGGACCTTTTACAATAACAATAGGAGGACAAGACTCAAATTCAGTTGCTTTTGACGGAAAACCATTTTCAATATCAGCTAGTGGTGGAGGTCGTGGAATGAGCTTTGGATGCTCTAGTGGTGATCCTGGTGGTTCTGGTGGTGGTGGAACTGGTCAAGCACCTACTGCAGCTGGTAGACCCGGTGGTACTGGTAATATAGGAGGATATTCTCCACCTGAAGGTAATCCTGGTGGAGCTGGACAAACACCTTACAATTCAGCTGGTGGTGGTGGAGCTAATGCAGCAGGGGGTACAGCACCTTCTTGTACTGTAGCTGGTAATGGTGGTGCTGGAACAACTAATTGTATTACAGGAAGTCCTGTAAGATATGCAGATGGTGGTGGTGGAACAAACCAAAACGATAGTATTCAACCCGGTGCTGGTGGATTAGCAGGAGGACCTTCTGGTGGTAGAGGAGCATACGCTAGTCAATCAGGTGGATCAGCCGGAGCAGCAAACACTGGTGGTGGTGGAGGTGGTGGTTGGTGTTCTGCTGGTGGTAATGGTGGTTCTGGAATTGTTGTTGTAAGAGTTCCTGGCCCTACTGCGCCTCCAGCTTTAGCTGTTGGTCCTGGATGTAATACTTTAACAACTCATCCTGGTGGTGATAAAATAGCTAAATTTACAGTTACTGGAACATTGACAGTTGCTTAATGCATGTTATATTAAGTTCATAAAGATATATGAACCTTACAAATTATTACTGGTATTTTCAATCAGCAGTTCCTGAACGTATCTGTGATGACATTGTAAAATACGGTCATCAAATGCAAGATCAAATGGCAGTGACTGGTGGCTATGGTAATAAAAAATTAAATCAAAAACAAATTAAAGATTTAAAAAAGAAAAGAGATTCTAATATTGTTTGGATAAGTGATAGATGGGTGTATAGAGAAATACAGCCTTATGTGCATCAAGCAAATGCAAATGCAGGTTGGAATTTTGAATGGCATTTTTCTGAATCTTGTCAATTTACAAAATATAAAAAAGGCCAATACTATGATTGGCATTGTGATAGTTGGGATAAACCTTATATTAGAGAACATCCAAACGATCCATCGCATGGTAAGATTAGAAAATTATCTGTAACAGTAACATTATCAGACCCAAAGGATTATAAAGGTGGTGAGCTAGAATTTGATTTTAGAAATTTTGATCCAGATAAAAAAAGAAACGTTAAAAAATGCACAGAAATATTGCCTAAAGGTTCTTTAGTTGTATTTCCTAGTTTTGTATGGCATAGAGTATGTCCAGTTAAAAGTGGAGAAAGAAACAGTTTAGTAATATGGAACTTAGGACATCCATTTAAATAATATGAAAAAGAAAAAAACTAAAACTATAAAACAAAAAATAAAAAAAGAAGTTGTAGGTTATCCTCAACAATTACAAATAGAAGAATTTTTTAAGTGTCCTATATGGTTTGCAGATGAACCTAAATTTGTAGATAGCTTAAACAAAGCATCAGACAAACATATTGAGGCCTCTAAAAAAATATTAAAGCCAGTTATTAATGAACGTAATAAAAAGTTTGGTGATAAAGGCGATATGGGTCATGTATTTCATTCAACAACATTAATTGGTGATCCTAATTTTAAAGAATTACAAAATTATGTTGGTGCAACAGCACATAATTTATTAGGTGAAATGGGTTTTGATTTAACTAATTATCAAATGTTTACGACAGAACTGTGGGTTCAAGAGTTTGCTAAAAAGGGCGGTGGACATCATACTTTACATACACACTGGAACGGTCACATATCAGGTTTTTATTTTTTAAAAGCAGATGAATCTACATCTATGCCTTTGTTTGAAGATCCAAGACCAGGTAATCTTATGAATTTATTACCAGAAAAAGATAAATCAAAAGTAACTTATGCATCGTCACAAATTAATTATCAAGTTAAACCAGGTAGAATGATATTTTTTCCATCATACTTACCTCATCAGTACATTGTAGATATGGGCTATAGTCCTTTTAGATTTATACATTGGAACTGCCAAGCAATACCAAAAGGAGTATTAAATGTCGTTTAAAAAAAATAAATATACAGTATTAAAAAACGCTGTTTCACCTGAAATTGCAAATTTTGTTTATAAGTATTTTTTAAATAAAAGAAATGTTGCAAGATTTTTATTAGATCAAAAATATATTTCACCTTTTACAGAATACTTTGGTGTGTGGAATGATTCACAAGTTCCTAATACTTATTCACATTATTCAGATATTGCAATGGAGACATTATTAATGGAAGTAAAACCAGTTATGGAAAAACATACTGGCATTAAATTAAGCCCTACATATTCTTACGCAAGAATATATAAAGAAGGTGATGTGTTGGCTAGACATAGTGATAGATACTCTTGTGAAATATCTACAACATTAAACTTAGGCGGTGACCCGTGGCCAATATACTTAGATCCAACAGGTAGAAAAGGTCAAGCCGGTATTAAAATAGATCTTAAACCAGGTGATATGTTAATATATTCTGGTTGTGATCTTGAACATTGGAGAGAAGAATTTAAAGGTAAAGATTGTGGTCAAGTATTTTTACATTATAATAAAGCTAATTCTAAAACAGCTAAAGAAAATTATTTAGATAAAAGACCTTTACTAGGCATACCTGCTTGGTTTAAAGGTGTTAAGTTGACTAAATCATCAAAATAGTCTATACAATAGACTGGCGGGGAGAGACGTCCACCACACTCTCTCTCTGCTTTTAATCTATTAATTAACTGCAAAATAGGTATAATGGATTATTATGCTACAAAAGATAGGTTTTCAGCCAGGGA